AGGTCTTGTGCCGTTTGAAATGTGGCCGTTCCAAGAAGATATGGTGCGAGATTTTCATGAGAATCGTTTCTGTATCGCAAAGATGCCACGACAGGTTGGAAAGACAACCACAACGGTTGGATACATGTTGTGGTGTGTTTTGTTCAATGATAACTACTCTATCGCCATTCTTGCCAACAAAGGTTCACTTGCTCGTGAAATTTTAGGTCGAGTTCAATATGCCTATGAATATCTACCAACTTGGATGCAACAAGGGATTCTGGTTTGGAACAGAGGTAATATTGAACTAGAAAATAAATCTAAAATCTATGCCTACGCAACATCAGGAGCTGGTGTTCGAGGTGGTACATATAACTTAGTATTCTTGGACGAATTTGCTTTCGTTCCAAATAATATCGCAGAAGAATTCTTTACGTCTACCTACCCAGTTATTTCTTCTGGTCAGTCCACAAAAGTTATTATTGTTTCGACACCGAATGGTTTGAATCTTTTCTACAAAATGTGGAAAGATGCCACAGAGAAAAGAAGTTTATATAAACCAGTCGAAGTTCACTGGTCAATGGTACCAGGTAGAGATGAGAAGTGGAAAGAAGAAACAATACGAAACACTTCTGAAGAACAGTTTAGGCAAGAATTTGAAACTGAGTTTATTGGTTCTACTGCAACACTTATCTCAGCTGCAAAGCTAAAATCATTAACATACGAAAGACCAATTCAGTCCGGTGATGGTTTTGATATCTACGAATACCCACAAAAAGACCACATGTATGTAATTACTGTTGACTGTTCTGAAGGTGTTGGTCTAGATTATTCCGCATTCTCTGTCATTGATGTCACAGAAATACCGTACAGACAAGTTGCAAAGTATAGAAACAATAAAATACCAACACTTATCTACCCAACTCTCATTTATTCTACTGGTATGAAATATAATGAGGCTTTTATATTGGTAGAAACAAATAATATTGGTCAACAGGTTGTTGATATTTTACACCATGATTTAGAATATGACAACATTTTTAAACTAGAACACCATAATATTAAAGGCCAATCAATTTCAGCAGGTTTTAAAAGGTCAGTTTCTTTTGGTCTTAGAACAACCGTTTCAGTTAAGAAAATTGGTTGCGCTAACTTTAAAGCGATGGTTGAATCTGATAAGTTAATTATTAACGACCAAGACACCATTCTGGAACTATATACTTTTTCAAGAGATAAAGATACATTTAAGGCCGAAGAAGGTAACCATGACGATATGGCCATGACTTTGGTTATGTTTTCTTGGTTGGCTGCACAATCTTTCTTCAAAGAAAATACAAACAGCGACATTCGTAGGCGGTTAGTTGAAGAACAAAACCTACTAATTGAAGAAAATATTGCACCAGTTGGCATATTTGATGATGGTAGAATAGAAGATGTTGAAGATAATTCTGGTGACCGATGGTCTTATGTCTCTGATAGAGGGTATCCATCCTCAACTTTTTAAAAACATAAATACCAGATAAAAATGCACTATTCAGCCTGAAAAAAAGGAGATTAAAACATGGCTTTTCAACTATCGCCAGGCGTGAATGTATCAGAGGTTGACCTCACCACAGTTGTTCCAGCAGTCGCAACTTCTGTTGGAGGTTTTGCTGGAGATTTCCAATGGGGACCTGCAAATGAGATTAAGACGATTAATAATGAAGTCCAACTAGCAGAGATTTTTGGTAAACCAGACGCTAATACATTTACTAGCTTTTTCACCGCAGCAAACTTTTTACAATACTCGAACGACCTTCGTGTTGTACGTGCCGTTGGAAGTGGAGCTTTAAATGCTACCACTACTGGTACAGGCGTTCTTATTGAAAATGATACCGATTACGAACAAAACCATTCGTCTGGCGTAAGCGCTAACGTATTTGGTGCAAAATATCCAGGTTCGTTGGGAAATTCTCTAAAAGTTTCTATGTGCGATTCTAACAGCACAATTCTAGGAACTTGGGCATACGCCGACTTTTTTGATTCTGATCCATCGACATCTTCTTATGTTTCTACCAGAAACAGTAATGGAAATTCTTCACGTGATGAATTGCACGTTGCGGTTATCGATGAAGACGGACTGATTAGCGGTACAGCCGGTACAGTTTTAGAAACATTTGGTTTTCTTTCTAAAGCATCTGATGCAAAAAATGCTGACGGTACAACAAACTATTATAAGAATGTAATTAATAATAGATCCAAATACATTTGGTGGATGTCTCATCCTTCTGAAGGTACAAACTGGGGAACTACTGCTGGTGAAAATGAGCAGTATGACTATCTTGCTTCTACCGATTATTCGTTATCTGGTGGCGTAACTTCTACACCATCGGATGCAAATAAAAATACTGCTTATGATCTGTTCTCAAATCCAGATACGGTTGATGTTTCTTTAATCATGTCTGGTGAAACAGTTGGTTCAACTATTCCAAATTATCTAATCTCTTTAGCTGAATCCAGAAAAGATTGTATGGTATTCATTTCGCCTGATTTGGCTGATGTTGTTGACAATTCCGGTTCAGAAGCTACAGACGTTGTTGCTTTTGCTGATGCACTGACACAGAGAAGTACATATGCTTTTGTCGATTCTGGTTGGAAATATCAATTTGACAAATACAATGACGTTTATCGCTGGATTCCATTGAATGGTGATATGGCTGGTCTTTGTGCCAGAACAGACCTTCAAAGAGATCCATGGTTCTCACCAGCTGGATTAAATCGTGGTCAAATTAAAAATGCAATTAAACTTGCTTGGAATCCATCGAAAGCCGATAGAGACACTCTCTATAAAGCCGGTGTAAATCCAGTTGTTACTTTCCCAGGTGAAGGTACAATCCTTTATGGTGATAAGACCTTCTCAAACAAACCATCGGCATTTGATCGTATCAATGTTCGCCGACTGTTTATTGTTCTTGAGAAAGCAATTGCTCGTGCTGCAAGATCCTCGCTGTTTGAATTCAACGATGATTTTACCAGATCACAGTTTGTAAACTTAGTTGAGCCGTTCTTGCGTGACATTCAAGGTCGCCGTGGCATCTATGATTTCCGTGTTGTTTGTGATACTACAAATAATACTACTGAAGTTATTGATAGCAACAGATTTGTTGGTGACATTTACATTAAACCGGCTCGTTCGATCAACTTTATCCAACTTAATTTCGTTGCCACAAGAACAGGTGTTTCTTTTGACGAAATCGTTGGACGGTTCTAATAAATAAGAGAGACAGGAGAAAATAAATGGCATTTAATGTAAATCAGTTCCGCTCTCAGATGACTGGTGACGGTGCGAGACCAAATCTATTTGAGGTTTCGTTACCGTTTCCAACATTTTCAGGACCAGGAACAGCACAACAGAAACTTACATTTATGTGTAGAAGTGCTCAGTTGCCAGGATCAACAGTTGGTGTTGTTCCTGTAAACTACTTCGGTCGTGAATTAAAATTTGCAGGCAACAGAACATTTGCAGACTGGACAATTAACATTATTAACGATGAAGATTTCGTTGTTCGTAATGCTTTCGAACGTTGGATGAATGGCATCAACAGTCATTCGCTGAACGTTAGAAATCCGGCTGCTCAGACACCACTTAGTTATACTGTTGATGGTGAAGTTAAACAGTATGGTAAAGGTGGCGATGTTCTGAAAAAATATAAATTCATTGGATTATTTCCAACTGATATTGCTCCAATTGAAGTTGATTGGGGTTCGAATGACGCTATTGAGGAATTTACTGTAACCCTTTCCTACCAGTGGTGGGAATCAGTAGAAGACGCTGTGGTGTAAGAATAGGGGCATGGTCCCCTATTCTTTTTACTTTTTAGGATGAAACTACAATGGCAATAAAACTTTTCGGATTTACTCTCGGCAAAAAAGACATCGTTCAGGTCCAAAAACCTGAAGAATCTTCGTTTGCTCTCCCAACTGAAGCAATGGATGATGGTGCTGTTACCATCACTCAAAATGCTTATTACGGTACATATGTTGACTTAGAAGGTTCTGTTCGCAATGAATTAGAACTCATCACTCGTTATCGTGAGATGGCAAATCATCCAGAATTAGAAATGGCCATTGATGAAATTGTCA